GTCGCAAATGCACTTACCGTTGGTAATGTGCCTACTGTTAGATATCCCGAGTCATTATTAAATTGTGATATATTACTGCCCGAGACGGCGACTTTTTTCCATGTAGCCATTAGTTACCCTTATTTTCTATTTTATATATAAATATTCACATATTTTGTTTTCTATTCCAAACCGATGAATAATGATGATGATGTAAAATATATAGATCCTGCGGTCGTAGTACCAGTTGGGTTTATACTTTGTGTTGCTATTACAACAACGCCGCTTTGTGATACTGTTAATACGTTTTGTTCATTAAAATTTTTTATGATAAAAATATCATTCCTATCGCTTTTTATTTCTAATGATCCAGTTACAACTGCACTTCCTGAGAATGGAAATGGTACTGCATTTAATGCATATGAAGCAGTTGTTGCATTTTTTGCATAAGAAGCAGATATTGCAAAACTAGATGTAATATCAAACAATGATCCGGTGCGTAACTGTCCTGGTCTAAGTTGTCTAGCTCCCATTATGCCCACCTACCTTTCACTACGATTACATCGTCTGATAATATATCAAACCCTAATATACCAGTATCAAAAATTATTGTTTGTGATGTAATATCACTAGGAGTCCACGTATAAACTGTTTTATCTATGTATTGTCCATTGATATATAAATCAAATTCATTTTTAGTTGCAACTGCTAATGTTACTGGATTAATTGCTGCAAACTCGTTTATAGTAACCGTAGTTGCAGATGAAAATGATGCAGTTTTTTCAGTTAAACTAGTTATATATAACATAGTGGCTGCATCAATTTGAGTAGTAGCGCCTGCACCAGATGAAACTAAAAGCATACCTCCTTGAGATACAAAGCTTTGTGCTTGTAAAATCTTCGAAGATATTTGTGTACTTCCAAATAAATCGCTATCTATATCAACAACAGTATCAAATACAACTTTTTTAACCGAAAACATTGTTCTCAATGTATTAACTCGAGCTTCTTGTTGTGGTAATAAAGCAGCAGTTACTGTTAACGGAATGGTTGCTCGTACCAAACGATCTTCCCCAACTGTATTTACTGTTTCAAATGAAATACTACCCATTATTGTAGTAAATCGATTTCCATCATTACCCCATGCAAAACGATTATACGGTAATATCTGATCGATAACATCATTTAATTGTGTCGTAAAATCGCACCATAATAACAATTCATATTCAATTGTTACATACCTAGGAATATCTACTACATAAATTCTTTTTGATTCTTGAGGTTGATTCGTAGGTATCGGAAATAATTCATCCTCATAGCGATTACGTTGATTATATCGTTGTTGATATGCTCTAACATTGCTATCAGCATTTCGATTTACATCTAAACCTTTTACATTATCTCGTTCGTTAACCGTATTACGTTTTATCATAATAAGCGGAGATTGTAATTTACCCTTCTCATCTCGCAAAAAACCTAAACGACGTACATTATCCCATTTTTCGCCGTTTGAAAATATTACCGGAACATTTATTAATTCATTGTTATCAGTAATTTGTGGCTGTATTTCTTGTTCGATATATGATTTAATTGCAAAATCAACATCATATACTGTGCGTTGTGGGTTACGGATAACATCATCATCTCGTCTAGTTTGATATGCCCGATTTAAAATTTGGTCATCGGTAATACCTTCAGTCCTAATTGGATTAGGCTTATTGGTTTTACGATCGATATTTTGACGATTATATTTAGGCATTATTATCCTTCATATGACGGATTTAAATTGTTTCCACCATTTCTAACTTTACGAATACCAGTTGGTGTTTGGCGAGTTACGTGTGCCGAACAAACTACAGAAACACTATAACCATGATCGGAACCATTAGGCCATGTTTCTGGATTTTTACCAGTTAAATATTGATTTGCATCAACATTATCTAATTCGTAATATTCATTATCCCAAAATACAACATCGCCTACTTCTGGATAAAAATCTGCAGTTTCTAAAATATCGCGAGATATTGCAAATGTAGCAGTTCTGGTATATGTGTGACCATAATCATCCATTTGAGCGGTTTTGTCATCTTTTGTTACTAACGCAGGAATTAAAATTGAATCATAATATGATTTTGCATTTGATTCGCCATAAATATTAGATTTAGTTCGTTCAATAATAAGTTTAAAAAATTCAATTTCAGTATCCACTATAGCGTTTATTAGTTCAGAATTAACTGATGCTAAAAAACGAGCATCTCGGATTCCGCCAAATAGTGCCATAATGTTATCCTATATAAATTTTAAGTGGTACTTTACCTAATATCTCTGCCATTTGTGTTGCTTCTGCATTTTGACGAGTTAGCATCGATTCTTTTGTGAGCTTTTCTAAAAATTCACGAAGTTGTGTAATAAGAGCTTCTTTTTCACTTTGTGCTGCCGATACTAATGCAGGGCCATCTAATGTTACTTCTCCATTTGGAATAGGTACGCTACTATATTTACTGCGAACATTGCCTAACATTTCTTTTGCAAGAGCCGCACCGTACTTTATAATCCAAGCACGGCCCATATCATTAATATTACTGTATGTTTGATATGTATATGGTATATTAGATGCGTCACTTACTCCGCCTTTTAAAAGTGCGGTATTACCAAATAAAAGGGCGTCGTTACTTTTCTCTTCTTCAAAGATATAATCAATCCAAACATTTTTATAATGTATTGACGAAGCAGATGAACCAGTACCAGATGTTGGTATTGGATAGAATGTAATATCATCGCCATGTATCTCAAATGAATAAGCTGACTTTCTGATTTGATCATTAAATTCAATTGATTGTAATCTCAATAAGTCTGCATTAATTGGCATCATCATAAATGAAATTGAAGGAGAAAAGCCTCCAAAATCAAATGCATCTAATAATTGTTGGGAACCTAATCCAGTGCCAACGAATGGATCAAAATATCTTACAATTGCAGGTGGCGCTGTATGTAATACTCTACGGATTTCAATTGATGATGTATTTGAAAGTGATACACCTGCTTCAGCTAATGATGCAGATACCGCAGATCTAATGCTATATGTTTGTACTCCTGGTAATACATCTATACGAGCTTTACGCCATTTAACAGATCCTCCTGAATCTGCTTCAGTTCCATACGCTCTAGATAAACGAGTAATGTATGCCATGCTACTACCAACAACCGCACCGGTTAATCCATTCTGTAATAAATTAGATCCGGTTTGAATACCCATTGTGTGAACTAAATTATTAACAATATTAATTTGGTTTACTTGATTAGAATATTCAATACCAGCAGCTTCGAAAGCAGTAAAGAAATTTACATCTTGAAGTTCAACATCCATAATTGGATAACCGCAATGACGTGCAGCAAATACAGCAAACCCTTCTGCTTGTTGTTGAAACACAGGGTCATTATCAAAAAAACCAAATGCAGTCATTCCTGGTGAAAATGATGCAGATCCTGGAAATATTGGTTTTGATTGGCTGTAATCCATTAGTTATCCTCTTTATGAATAAATATTAGTATCTCTCATTTAAGAGCTTTAAAATTTCATCTAGAGCTTCATGACGATGATTATCTGTTAAAATAATTTCATTCACAAAACGAGATTCTTTTAATTTAGGTACTTCATGTACTGCAGAATCATTATTAAATTTTAAATCTACCTGATATCGGTCACCAGTTAAAATCATTATACTGTCTTTACCTAATCTAGATAATACCATTTGTAATTGTTGTTTTGTTAAATTTTGGAATTCATCTACAATACATATTGCATTGTCAAATGTACGTCCTCGGAAGTGTGCTAATGAAACTAATTCAATATTTTCTTCCTTTTCCATTTTATCAAGTATTTCTGGCTTATTATAAACTTTACGCATATTACTACGTAATGGTACTAACCATGGATCCATTTTTTCTGCTAATGAACCTGGTAAGAATCCGTTATCTTCATTTGATACAGTTGGGCGTGTTATGATAATTTTATTAATTTGTCTTTTAAAGAACATATCTAACGCAATTTGAACTGCTAATAACGTTTTACCAGAACCAGCTTTACCTAATATAAAATTAAAAGGAGTTTGTATAATTTTTGCTTTAGCGTGTTTTTGTTCTTCAGATAATGTAATTG